GTCAGGTACAGTACGAGTGGTTTGAGGAAGTGGCAGACTATATCGAAAAGCTAGAGCAAGACCTAGCCTTGGCTAAGTCAGCATTGAAACGCATTGGCGATGGTGAGTTCTCAGGGAAGATGTTGCCCTCGATGCCACCTAAAGACGCTGCAGAATTTTTTGCACACCAAACTTATCTAGCCATAAAGGATGAAAAAGATGAAAAATGACGAAGGTATGATTGGTGTCGAAACCGTAGAAGAACATGAAGATGGTAGTGCCACCTACAACTTTCACATGGATGCACATGCCCGTGGGTTACTGGCAGAGGAAGGGCTGAAACTGGTCCTTTACTGTGCCGCAGCTAACTTGGACGTGGGTGTGGTGTACGATTTTATTACGGACCATGTGGAGTACAATAAGGATGTTTCATAAGCTAGAGTCGGCACAGCCAGGGTAGCACAAAAAAGAACGTGAAATGACCACTAATGCCAACCCCACACCATTAGGTGCTAATTTATGCAATGAAATCAGGAAGTTGGTTGCGGGAGTAGGATTTGAACCTACGACCTTCAGGTTATGTACTTCATCAATAAAAACAAAGCACTACAGCCTTTCGGGGTTGTAGAGCGCATAACTAAGTGGCGTTTTATTTGTTGACTAAGCCACATTTAACGGTAAAATAGGGCTGTCCCTGCCAAGGGGCAGGTATGCCGAAAGGGTGTATAGATGAATTACTCATACAAGGAACAACTAGGCATTATTAAGAATATCCATCTAAAGGATGGAGAACGTAAGACACTAAACTGCCCGTTCTGTGGTGGTAGAAAGAAGTTCTCTATTGGTAAACTAGATGGAAAAGTAATGTGGAATTGTTATAAAGCATCCTGCAATACCAAGGGCATATACTCTGGTCCTAGATCCCCAGATGAAATAAGAGCATATCTGAGTAGCACTCAGAATAGGTCTTTTAAAAGTACGATTAATAGCCTTCCTGAGATTACAGCATCTGTAGAACATCACCTACCTGCCTTGCAGTATCTCGTAGATGTTAATGCATATGATGCATACAAGAACGGCCTGATAAAGGTCAGATATGATCCAAGAGAAGATCGTGTCGTGTTCTACAATAAGCAAGAGACAGGGGCAGTAGGACGTTCCCTATCCAATAAGAACCCTAAGTGGTTTACATATGGAGAATTGCCCTATGGTATTGCTGTGGGCAAGGGATCTACTGCAGTCCTAGTAGAAGACGTAGCGAGTGCCTGTTCTATATCCAGAATAAAAGGGTACACAGGTATAGCACTATTAGGTACTACACTTACTTATTCTATTAAGAAGACCCTTAGTAATTACACTAATGTAGTAATTGTTCTTGACAATGATGCTAAAAGTAAAGCATTGTCAATGATTAAGCGTATAGGCAACAACGCAACTATGCGCATAACAAAAAAAGATCCAAAGTGGCTTCGAGCAGTTGAACTACAGGAGTTGTTAAATTAAACGTCGAGAAAACCGACGATAAACAAATCAGATTGGAAATGTCATGAAAGCTAGAGGTGTCGTAATTATCGACTTTGAATTCGAAGGTGGATTTAAAGAAGCAGGGGAACAACAAGTTGCCTTGGAAGATGCTATATCTAAACTTGTTACTGGAAATAAATCAGTAGTTTACCACCAAGTTGATATGAAAGAACGTCGAGGCGATAATCCGCCCGATATAAGCAAAATGAAGTTCCGAAACAGCTAACTCACTGTTTTAAAAAACAAACCGAAAAAACATGCCCCTGTCGCAAGATTGGGGCTTTTTTTGTGCCTGATTTATTGGTAGCTTTATGTCCTAACTAAACGCCACATTAAAAGTGGCTTACAATACGAGGACTGACTGAATGACCAGAGCATTACTAAAATCCCTTCTCAACCACGACTTCTACCAAGCGAATAGGCCACGCCTTAGAGAATCAATCTTTGCGTCAGATGATGCCCAAGCATACCGCCTGATAGCTAGGGGGCATGAACGCTATGAACATGATCTATCTACACAGGACGTACTATCCCTGTGGTCCTTAGATAACCCAGTGGCTACCGCTGCAGAGCGTGAGGACTTCATCGATGTATTACAGGACATTAAGGCACATGAAGAGATCTCCACTGACATTGCACGGGATACAATTGAAGGCCTGTGGCAGCGTGAGATTGGCAGAGATGTTGCCAACCTAGGTATCTACATCAACGAAGGAAACATGGATGGTTGGCAAAAGCTGCAGGCCTTAATGCAGCGTGTAGACGATGGCTTTATGCCAGACGACTTTGGAGATCCTACCACAGATGATCTTTATCAACTGCTTGCAGAAACATCTGATGACGCACGGTGGAAATTCAACATCGAAACCCTTGCCCGTCGAGTGTACGGTATTGGTCCATCTGAATTTGGTATTGTGTTCGCACGTCCTGAGACAGGCAAGTCTGCCTTTGTGGTCAGTGTCACGGCAGGCCCAAGTGGTTTCTGTTCGCAGGGTGCTAGGGTTCTATACCTAGGTAACGAGGAAGCTACACGCCGCACCAAACTACGGGCTATCCAAGCATGGACAGGCATGACCCGTGAAGAGATTGCACAAAACCCTGACGTAGCAGAGACAAGATACATCGCTATTCGTGATCGCCTTATCATGAAGGATGCGCAGGAATGGGACATGGCAAAGGTGGATGCCTACTGCAAGAAGATCAAGCCTGATGTCCTTATCCTTGACCAATTAGACAAGGTTAACATCTCAGGAACGTTTGGTGCCACCCACGAAAAACTGCGTGAGGTTTATCGCCAAGCCCGTGAGTTAGCCAAGCGTCATGAATGCGCCTTGATCGGTGTATCACAGGCATCTGCGGATGCAGATAATCGTACACGTTTAGACTTCTCTATGTTGGATGGATCCAAAACTGGCAAAGCTGCAGAGGCAGACCTGATCATCGGTATCGGGCGGCATTCAGGTGAGGATGATGATGGTCCTGACACCACCCGCTTTATCACTGTGAGTAAGAACAAACTATCTGGATGGCATGGCAACGTCATCTGCAACATCCAACCAGAGATATCCCGCTATGTTGAATGAGACTGACCTACAAGAGTTCTACGAAGAACAACTGAGAGAATATCAGGAGCGGTATAAGAACAGCAAAAGCGCCCTGATCGAAAGACAAATTGAGTTGATACAGGAACTCATTCGCAATCAAAAGAAACTAATGGGGATCGGACAGTGAAAATACTGGGAGTAGACTTAGAAACAACCGTACAGGACTTAGACGGTAAAACAGACAACAGCCCATTCAATCCAAAAAACAAATGCGTATCAGCCCACTTTGCGTGGCTAGGGGGACCAGTGAAACATCTGGTCTTCAACCATAATGAAAAAGATACGCCCGACAGCACGGAAGAGTTACGCCAAGCGATAGCAGATGCTGACCTGATCGTGGCACACAACGCCAAATTCGATGTGCTTTGGCTGATTGAAATGGGCTTCAACATCGAGTGTGATGTGTACTGCACAATGATTGGTGAATACATCCTTACCAAAGGTCAGCGCCAAGAACTAGGCCTGAAAGCTACGGCAGAACGCCGTGACGTTACTCGCAAGAAATCTGACCTAGTAGACGAATTGTTTAAAGGCGGGACAGGCTTTGAAGCCATGCCTTTAGATACTGTGATTGAGTATGCGGAAGCTGATGTAATCGCCTGTCTAGAAATCTATGAACAACAGCAAGAGGACTTTGCGCATGAAGGCAACCAAAGCCTGTTGAACATAGTTACCTTGATGAACGAAATGCTGATGTTCCTTGTGGAGATTGAACGCAACGGCATCAAGGTAGATCTAGAAATACTAGAGGGTATTCAACAGGAATTCCTTATTGAACAGGAAGCCCTACAGAAGCGCCTGAATGAAATCGTTGAAGAGATTATGGGTGACACGCCCATCAATCTCAACAGCGGTGCAGACATGTCTATGGTGGTCTACAGCCGCAAGGTAATTAACCGACACCTGCATCAACAAGTATGGAACATTGGTGTTGGTCCTACAGGCAAGCCCCTATATCCGCCACGAATGAAGCCTGCAGAATTTACCCGTGCAGTTCGTTCCACAACTGCGGTGGTAAACCGCACCCACGCCATTTGCTGCAATACATGTGATGGACGGGGTAAGATCCGCAAGGTCAAGAAGGATGGCGAACCATATAAGAACCTGTCTAAGTGTGAAAGCTGTGACGGTATGGGTGCATTCTTTCAGGATACGGGTGTGGTGGCAGGATTGCGCCTTAACCCAGAGACACCTGCGGATGCGTCTATCAACGGTTTTAAAACAGATAAGGTTACTTTGAAGCGCCTGATCCAACAGGCACGGAAAAAGGACAATTTGGTTGCAGAAGAATTTCTGACCAAGAGTAGCCGCCTAAACGCTGTGAACACATATTTGGATAGTTTCGTTAAGGGCATCCAAACATGGACACGGGCAGATGGTATACTGCACTCACAGTTTAACCAATGTATCACAGCCACGGGACGACTGTCTTCATCAAACCCAAACTTCCAAAACCAACCGAAACGAGGTTTCCCTGTCCGTAAGGCGGCTATATCTCGGTTTGATGGCGGCACCATCATCGAAGCGGACTATGCAGCCCTTGAGTGGCGTGTCGCATCGGATCTAAGTCGTGACCCGCAGGCTATTGAAGACATTTTGTCGGGTAAGGACGCACATAAGCAGACTGCATGCATCATTAACCAGTGTAAGCCCGAAGACGTGTCTAAGGATATGCGTCAGGCAGCGAAGGCGTACAGCTTTGCCCCTCTCTTTGGGGGACAGGGGGCAGGAGAGGCGGAACACGTCCGCAAGTACTTCTCTGAGTTCTTTGTTCTATATGATGGCCTAGGTGCGTGGCATAAACGCCTGATGGACGGTGTATTAAAGAACGGCATTGTGCAGACTCCATCAGGACGACAGTACTTCTGGCCTAATGCCCGTAGAATGCGGAATGGGCGCATATCTAACGCTACACAGGTGGTAAACTACCCTGTGCAGGGATTTAGTACAGGTGACATTGTTCCTCTAGCCTGTATCCGTGCATTACGCCTGTTTCGTAAGGCTAAT